ATAACAGAAGCGCCGCAGATTTCAATGAATCTGCGGCGCATTCCGATGGTCGAGGTGACAGGACTCGAACTATACACAATGCTTTTAGTGATTAAAAATATAGCGGTATATTGCTATATTTTTTGCTCTATCACATACTTTTTCTATTATTTCATACATTTAAGAAAAAAAGTGTGTACTTTTAGTGTGTACTTTTTAGTCCACCAATCTATCAAAGATTTCTTGTAGGTTTTGTGCTGTCCGTTCGTCATCTCCAGCGATGTAGTGAGAGTATGTGCCGTATGTGTCCATATCCTCGCTATGCCCGACTAGCTGCTTTAATTCGCCAGTCGGCAACTCCTTTGCGATACTCACAAACGTGTGGCGCAGTTCGTAAAGGCTCAGCTCCGGCATGTGATTAGAGCGCTGATAGCGCTGCCAGCGGTGGTAGTAGGTGTGCATGGATGCCATGGGGAAGATGTACTCCTGCTTTCCAGTCACGGCTTTCTGAGCTTCCAGCACGTCCACTGCGCGTCTGGATAGCACTACCGTGCGCAATGCGTTTTCGTTTTTTCCCTGCGTGATTTGACCGTGCGCATTGATTGCCTGCTTCAGTCTGCACAGATTCCCGTCAACGTCTTCCCATCGCAGCCCCCGCATTTCACCGGGGCGCATGCCTGTTAGCACCTGAAACCTATAATAATTTATGTATTCATCATGCACAGATTTTCCGCGCATGATGGTCGTATCTACTTTTAACAGCGTGTTCAGCGCTTCAACTGTCAGCACGTTCTTTCCTTTTTTTCTGGATGCTGCCGGAATCTGTAACTCTTCAAGCTCAAGCGTTGTCCATTTTGATTTTCGGCAAAAATTCGTAAACTGCTTGCAGTAGCTGGCATAGTTCTGTAACGTCTTTTTGGATAAGGGCTCTTTGCTGTTCCCCTGTGGATGGCGAAACGCATAATCTATAATTTTTTGGAAATCCTGTTCCGTAATGGCTTTTACTGACTTGATCCCGATGGCTGGCAGCAAATGGGAGCGTCCGAACGATGCCATGTTTTTGTATTCTGCATCAGACACAAGTTTTTTCTGCTGTAGCAACTGTTCCCATGCGTCAGAAACCTTAGTCCGTTCCGTCTTTACGCCTATGTCAAGCCATTCATCTGCTTTTTTGTTAGCTTCCCTCTGGCCTGTGCGGCCCGGCTTGGCGCTGGTAAACGTCTTGCGCACTCCGTCCTTCTGCACGTTGATTTGCCAACGCCCGGCGCTTTCAATCCATTTTGCGGTATTTGTCCTTTTCATATTGCGGCTCCTTTTTGTATGTGCTATAATAATGCCGTCAACTTTTTGTGTTGACGGCCCTTTATCCCTTGCTGGTGTGGCACCACCGGCAGGGGATTTTTTATTTTTCTCTTGCGTTATATTCGCCGTTGCCTGCCAGAACGGCAGCTTCTCCGGCTTGCAGGCATATTTGCAGGCGGTCAAAGTCTGGCTTGATGCTTTTCGGGCATGGGTCATCCCCAGTTACGGTATCTATTCGGTAGTTCTGTATTACGGCCTGGCAGACGCGTACACGGCTTTGCATAGACGTATGCGCGTTAGCACACAGCAAATCTATTTGGCCCGCCCAATCGCTCCCGTGCGCCCCACAAAGGATATACAGCAGGCGGCGCTTGTACAGGCTCGGCATCTGAGCGATATAATCAGAAAGTGCCTTGTCTACCTGCTCGTCCGTCCAGTTTGGAGTATCGGTATCGCTGAATGCAGACGGCATCCAGATTCGCTGCAGCCAGCGCCATGGGGATTGTTTGCAGACGGTGAACCACATCAACAAATCATCGCTTCTGATAGGGGAAAGCCCTTCTTCCCAGTTGCGCACCGTGCGGATGTTCACATCCATCTGCCTGGCTACATATTCTTGCGAAAGCCCGGATTCCAACCGGCACTGCGAAAGAATAAGCCCTTCACGCTCTCGGAAATCAGCTCTACTTTCCATTTCATCACCCTCAAATTTTTACATGTTTTGCACTTCAAATGCGGTAAAATTTTTCTACCGTAGCAATCAAGAAAATATAAAGAAATATTTCTTCAAAAAATGTCATGGAAATAAATGGAAGATATGGTATAAAAAACATGTTAAGATTCTTACTGTAGTCAGAAAACACAGGAGGAATCAACAATGAAGAAACTGCCTGATTTGGATGTTCCACCAAGACACGGGCGCAGAAGACCGAAAAAGCGGATTATAAAGACTTGACAAATGAGGATTTTTGTGAAATTGTTGAAATACAACTGCGAGTTGTGTAAAATACAATTATAACTTTGTAGCAATCATTATTAAAGCAATTGAAATTGCAACGCACGGCATTGTATTCAGCTTTTTTCTAATAGGGAAAGCCGGACACAGCATCAAGGCAGCTGCAATTGCTAATACGGTAGCGATTATATTGCCAGCGCCAAATGCGGAAAATAGGAATACAACAGCAAAAAACCATTGCGCTCCAATCCCCACTGCATTCCAGTTGATTTGAATATGCTTTTGCGGCTTTTTTCCTTTTTTTGCTGGCGCACACCCGAAACCCATGTTTGAGAGTGAAGAAAAAGGTGCTTTTTTAGAAGAACCGCCATGACCAAAAACGCTAAAAGTCGTTCTTTGATACACAGCATTTTTTATAGAGCGAGATGGGTCTTTTACAAAGCCTACACCTTTTTTGCCGTAAAGAGGATTTACGGCACGTTTTACAGCGCGGTTTATGCGACCTGTTGTTCTGGCCTTAATAGATTTTTTAAATGAAGGCTTTCGTACACCAAATTTCATTGAGCATCACAACCTTATTTAGTTTTGGGGGAATCATGATGAAAAAAGAGCCATTGACAACTACAAAAAATAATGCGAAAATAAAAACAGAAGAACGAAAAGAAAAGGAAGCGCTTGCAATTTCTTTACTTATGAAACTAAATGCAGAGCAACTTGACGCTTTCATAAATTATATAAAGGAGAGAAAACCATGACGGAAAACCTATATGAAGAAAACAAAAAATTAAAGCAGGAACTGCACGATGCAAGGGACGAGCTGCGCCGCCAGCGCGACATGGTACTTTACCAAATCGTAACGTGGTTTTGCCTTGGGATCTCGCTTACAATCACGATTATTGTTCCTTTAGTCAATACTATAAAGCATTTAATGTAAAAACAATCCTATAATAGTACCAACGGCAGCTATTACACCTGAAACGGCAGCAATTCTCGTATATAACTGTGTTTTAACCGCTTCATAGGCATCAATCTTTTTGCACCCGTCATTGGTAATGATGTAGACTTTCTTGCCTTTGCTTTCCCCTTTTGGTGCAACTCCCATGCAATCCAGAAGTCCCATCTGGCAAAGCTGTATAAGGGAATCGCGGTTCTCGTCTGTTTCGGCAAGGCCATCGTTTCGTTGCGCTTCTTTTAGCAGCTTGATACATGTTTTGGTATCCATCATTTTCCCCCTGCCCAGATTTTAAACATCTCGATTAGTTTGTCTAGGTCATCGTCTGACGTTGACTTTATTAACTCAATAGCATATTTCTGCTTTTCTGTAAGCCCATCGCCTTGTGCGGTGGGCTTTTTTTGTTGGTCTGTACTACTTACCGCCGTTAAATCTGACACAAAAATTTTTCTAGAGAGTTGCTTTGAGAGCCAATCCGCAATTAAAGGAAAATACTTTTTCGATACGTTTGTCTTGTATAGATTCCAATTACTATAAGTGGCATTTGACAACCCTAAATCACGAGACATATCAGCCCCTGTTTTCCCGCATTCTTCAAGAAAGCTGTTTATGTTTTGGACAACGTGTTTATTGACGCTCAAAAAAAGCACCACCTTATTGTGCATTTTGCTAAATCTAATAAAATCTAATGAAATCTATTGCAAATTAGAAATAATTAGTTATAATTAGATTATAGCTTGACGGCAACAGCAAAGCGAAGGCCACAAAAGAGCGGTCTTTAGAAAATTATTGTTTGTCGCAATTCAATAATATCTAATTGTAGCTTAGTTGTCAAGATATAAAACTAATATTTTAGGAGGTGTTTTGATGAAGCAGTACACGCAGTACAAAAGACTGCGAGAAAAGGCCGGGATTACGGTTAAGCAGGTCATGGAAGCGCTGGGTGTTTCCGATGCAACTGTTTACTTTTGGGAGACTGGCGTAAACAACCCCAAAGCAAGCAAGCTGCCCGCTCTCGCAAAGCTCTACGGCTGCACCGTAGACGACCTATTAAGAAAGGAGTGAGCAAATGAAAGACATCCAGATTTTCAGGTACGAGGACAACGATGTACGCACTATGGAGATTAACGGTGAGCCCTGGTTTGTGCTGAAGGATGTGTGCAATGCGTTGGAAATTGCAAATGTAAGCAACGTTGCTATTCGTCTTGATGCTGATGAAAAGGGTATCCATCAGGTGGATACCCTTGGAGGTAAGCAAGAAGTCATCTGCATTAACGAATCCGGGCTGTACAACGTTATTTTGCGTAGCGATAAGCCGGAGGCCAAACCCTTCCGCAAGTGGGTCACCAGTGAAGTCTTGCCCAGTATCCGCAAAAACGGTGGTTACATCGCCGGGCAGGAACAGCTTACCCCATCCGAATTGATGGCTAAAGCCCTGCTGGTTGCCAACAAAACGCTTGCGGAACGTGAGGCGAGGATTTCGGAACTTACAGTTCAGAATGCTATTATGCAGCCTAAAGCTGAATATTTTGACGAACTTGTAGACCGTAATTTGCTGACCAGCTTTCGTGAGACGGCAAAACAACTTGGAGTTGAAGAGAAAAAGTTTATTTCTTTCTTGATGGAAAAGAAATACATCTACAGAGATAAAAAAGCAAAGCTGATGCCATACGCCGATAAAAACAACGGATTGTTTGAGGTTAAAGAGTGCTTTAACGAGAAAACCAAGTGGAGCGGCACACAGACACTTATCACGCCTAAAGGCCGTGAGACGTTCCGACTGCTGTGCTTGAATGCTTTATAAAAAGGAGCAACCAAATGACACCTAAACAGTTTGTCACAATTGCTATCAAGGGCGCCGTGCTGGGCGGTGCGATATGCAATCTGGTTTTTACGTTCTACTTTGAACACTGGTTAAAAAGAGAGTGGGAAAAGGCCGAGCGCTTCGCCGAAAAGAGAAATTGCAGCGATTATTACCGATACAATGGCATTAGCGTTTGCACGCTTTGCACTGGCATCGGCATCCTTTGCGTCCTGCTCAGCTTTTTGAGCACGGCGCTCCGCTAACTCTGCAAGGTGTTTGGCTTGTACGGCAGTTTCCGTTGATGCTTTTTCAATATTTTTCAGCGGAGTGCTTTCAAAGTCAATGTCTTTTGTAAAATCTGGAATTTTTAAATCCATACTATTTTCCCCCTTTCGCACAGTATAAAACTTCTTGATATGTGTTACAAGGAGATGATGAGCATGACAAACCTTGCTTTTACAGCTCTTATCAAAAACAAGGGCTACAACAAACAGCGCCTTGCAGATGTCTGCGGCTTGTCTAAAACGCAGATGTCAAACCGCATCAACGGCGCTAATGATTGGCGCTGGCCGGAGGTTGGCAAAGCATGCGCCGCACTGGGCATCACGCTTGACGAATTTGCAACGTATTACCCGGTGGCGGATGTGCGCAAATCTTCTGCCGCTATGCCTACCCGTGAAGAGCACATCGACAACGTGCTTGCAGAACTCCGTGCAATCCTTGTTTAGCTATGGATTTGCTCGGCGTGGCGTGGCAGCGGCATGGCAACGATAAGCCGGGGCCAAGCGAAGCTGCGCGTCGTTTCGCAGAGGCTACGCGCCTCCCCGCGGCGCGGCGTTACGCAAACCGTCGCATCGGCATAGATGTGCAAGGCAATGATAAGGAATAGCTGTGCATTGCAATGGAAGTACATAGCACAGCAAAGGCATAGCTCGGAATAGCTGCGCAAGGCAGAGGCAGGGTGCTGCAATTCGACGCGAAGGCATTGCATTGCGACGCGATGGCATGGAATGGCACGACGTTGCTTGGCATAGGCATAGCATTGAGATTCGACGCGAAGGCGCCGAAAAGCAACCGATTCTATTAAAAAAGGAGACAACCACCACGAAAGTAAAAATCACCCTATTGGAAGAAGTTCTCGGTTCTTCCCCAAGTAATGAAGAACTTCTCGCAACTTACATTGCCAGTAAGGCACCTACCAGCGACCTCACCACCGAAGAAGTGAACAATATCAAGGCCCAGAACGCCGAAGACCGCATTACGGTATTCCCCAAAACCGCTGACGGCACACCGTTCCTGTACGACTATCAGGTAAAAGGCATGTTCAAGGACAGCTGCAAAATGCTTGCCAAAGCTGGCAAGGCTGGCTATGCAGGCGGCAAGGCTTGCGCAGCCATCAAGGCATATAAACAGGCAATCGATGGCTTGATTTTCGTCTACCCCCGCGAGATTCCCTATGACCTGCACGGCATGAAGATGGACTACTGCGAACGCCCACTGCGGGCACAGACCCCGATGGGCGAACGCGTAAGCATCGCCAAGAGCGAGAGCGTACCCGCAGGAGCAACCGCAGAATTTGAAATCGAATGCCTGGATGAAAAGCTGGAAGATATGGTGCGTGAATGCCTGGACTACGGCGCAAAGCGCGGCCTGGGCCAGTGGCGCAACTCCGGCAAGGGCCGCTTTGAATGGGAGGAAATCAAAGAATGATGGCAAAAACAAAAACGCCGCCCCGGTGCACCACCACCGGAACGGCAAAAAGACAGAGCATCGCAAAAAGCTCTAACTTTATTCTATCACTTCACCGCGCCGTCGTCAAGCTGGCAATCACCGCAGATTTGGTGCTGCTGCTGGCTGCGCTCGGTTCTCTCAACGTCCCCACCACCATCGCCGCCTTGCTGGCGCTGAATCTGCTGTGCGGACTGTATCCCAAGGAGGCCGACGAATGACTAGCTTCTGGGGGCATCAAGACAACCCCTTCCCGCCTGACGAACCCCACCGACCCCGCTGCCCGGTATGCGGCGATGAATGCACCATCATTTATAAGCAAGGAAACGAGGTTCTTGGATGTGAGAACTGCATCACCCAGGACGACGCCTGGGAAGAACCTGCCTGCATGGAGGATGACAGATGACACAATTAGAAAAAGCGAATATTGCGCTACAGTTATACTCGCAGCTTTTATCGGTAGCAAAAATTGTAAAGTATGTGGCTAATCGCCCACGAATCTACAGCATAACAGGATTTGGAACGACTTTGTCTAGCCTTACAAAAGAGGAAATTGAAGCGCTGGAAGATGCTTTTAAGCTGTGCTTTTTTTCCAGCGGCAGTCGCCGCAACATGACAATTTTTACGTTCGTGGATGGTGAATACATTGAAAAGCCTGTAGTTCGTGCCGTTCCGCTTGAGCATATTTGCCCGCCGGAGTGCTACCGCATCCACCTCACCACCCCCGACCCGGAAGGAGAAGCCATCTGATGTTTAACGAAAAAAAGACAGAGTATTCGCTTAAATCCCGTCAAGAGGTCCCCGTTATCCAAAGCGCAAAATACATTGCAAGCCGCGACAAAGCATTAAAGGCCATCAACGATAGACCGTACCTAAAAGAATCTGATTTCTGGATTTTAATGAACGAGACCAAAACCGGTAGAATGATGTACACCGGCTTGATTATCAGCCACAACGCCTGCTTGAAGATTAACGATAACATGCCGGAAAAAGACAAATTCAACCCGGATTGCGTATCCGTTGATAAATCTGGATATGGGAACTCTCTTGTATTCACCTACGCCAACAAGCAGCAGGGACTTTACGAAGTTGGCGAAGCATCTGCGCAGAACTGTAAGAACGCTTACCCTTACGCAATGGCATACAAACGCTTGTTTGACCGTGTTGTTTTGAAAATCTGTAAACTTGCGTTTGACGGCATCTATTCCGATAGCGAAGCAGATGAATTTAAAGAGCGCTATGAAGAAGAGCCGCAGCCTGTCACAACAGCGCCAGAAGTTACCGCACAGGTTGTAAAGGACATGGCAACAACTGCGCTGAAAGGATATGCACAGCGAACCGGGAAGGATAACAAAACGGTTCAAACAGAAGCAAAAACCTTTATTGGTAAGTTGTTTAAGGACTTCACCGATGATGATTGGCGCAGCGTTGCAAAGGAGTTTGAACACAGGAAATGAAGCAGCAAATAGCCATCAAGACCGCAGTTGTTATCGGCAACACAATTACGCTGGAATGTTCCCACACCGACTGCGATAAAGCCCGCGCCGTCATTGACGAGGGCAAGCCCCTTGCCGCCGTCATCGGCACGGCATCACAAAAGCGCAGCCTCTCGGCCAACGCTTACGCATGGGCGCTCATGAACCAGCTTGCCGCTAAAATTAACCGTCCTGTGCTGGACATCTACCGTGATTTGATACGCGACATCGGCGGTAGTTCAGCCCTTGTCACCATCCGCGCCGATGCTGCAAAGGCATTCAAAAACGGCTGGGAGAGCAAGGGCGAGGGCTGGCAGGTCCATAAGCTCGATGAAATGACCACCCCGCAGGGGACTTTCTACAACCTGCAATGCTGGTACGGCTCGTCAGTGTTCGATAGCACCCAGATGCACCGCCTCATTGACCTGATCGTGCAGGAATGCCAGCAGCAGGGCATCCCCACCATGACCCCGGAAGAAATTTCAAAGTTGAAAGGACTGACAGACGATGCAGACCCGCAATGAATTCGGCGTGAAGCTTGACAAGAACGGCTACGCGCCGTCGCTGTTCGTACATGAATCGTTCCGCTGTTATCACTGCCACCGCTTTGGAGACACCGCCCGGCACGAGATTTACGGCGGGGCTTTGCGCAGCAAGTCCAAACAATTCGGTCTTTGGATCAACGTCTGCCCGCAATGCCACGCCGCTATTCACAAAAGCGGCGAAAAACAAGATTACTATCACAGATTGGGGCAGTATCGGGCAATGGCCTACTACCACTGGACGGTGTCTGACTTTCGCCGCCGCTTTTACAAAAACTATCTCGATATTACGGAGGACTAATCTATGTTGAATGTTGTTGCTATCATCGGAAGACTCGCCGCATCGCCGGAACTCAAAACCACGAACAGCGGCAAGTCCGTCTGTTCCTTCCGCATCGCCAACGATTCCGGCTATAAGGATGCCAGCGGCCAGAGCCAGACAAACTGGCTGGACGTTACTGCCTGGGGCAAAACCGCAGAGTTTGTCTGCAAATACTTCCCCAAAGGTGCGCTGATCGCCATTGATGGCCGCTTACAGACCCGCCAGTATCAGGACAAGAACGGCCAGAATCGCACAGCGACCGAAATCGTGGCCCAGAACGTGAATTTCTGCGGCGGTAAGGAAAGTACCAGTCCTGCCCCGCAGAACGCCGCACAGCGCCCCGCAGCCCCCTCACAGCGCACGCAGGGCGAACCCGATGCAGACTACGCCCCGATTGACGATGACGAGGACGACCTCCCTTTTGATTTTTGAGAGAAAGGCAGGTGATGCACCATGACCCAATGTGACAGAATCCTTCGCCACTTAGAGAGCGGCGGCAGCTTGACCGCTGCACAGGCCATGCAGGAGTATGGCATCTACCGCCTTGCTTCCCGCATCAATGATCTGAAAAAGCGCGGAATCCCCATCCAAAAGAGAACGGCAAGCAGCAAAAACCGCTACGGCGAAAAAGTCAGCTATGCCGAGTATTACCTGGAGTGTTGAAAAATGGCAAACGAGGGTTACATAAAGCTGTACCGGCGCATGATGAAGTGGGGCTGGTATACCGATACCCCCACCAAATGTGTGTTTCTGCACTTGCTGTTTCTAGCTTGCTATGAACCTTGCTACTACAAAGGTGTTCATCTGGAACCCGGTCAAGCCGTTTCCTCTATCCGCCAAATTGCCACCGACACAGGATTAACAGTCAAACAAGTTCGGACTGCAATAAACCACCTAAAAGAGACACAGGAAGTGGCACAGTCACCATACGGAAAATTTAGCGTATTTACGGTGAATAATTACAACGACTATCAATGCGCGGGCACAGACGAGGGCAAACAGAGGGCACAGGAAGGGCACAGTGAGGGCACACTCCCTAATATAAAGAAGAATAAAGAAGTTAAGAATACCCCCTATAATCCCCCACAGGGGGACGAGGGGGTGTCCGTTTCAAAGCGGTTTGTTCCCCCTACGCCTGAAGAAGTCAACGTCTATTGCCGGGAACGAAACAACGGTATTGATGGTAGCGAGTTTTGCGACTTCTACACAAGCAAGGGCTGGAAGGTAGGAAAGAACCCAATGAAAGATTGGAAAGCAGCAGTACGCACATGGGAGCGTTCCCGTAAGCAAAATGCACCGCAGCCCAAAACAGAATCGGGGTGGTATTGATGATAGCAACACCAGCAACACCGGAACAATGTGTTGTCGGCATCATGGCACTGGATTCTAAAACCATCCTGTACTGCATCGACCACTTGAGCGAGGATGATTTCGCCGACGGCGCTTGCAAGGCTGCCTTTGCTGAAATCCGCGACCTGTACACATCGCGCGGCTACTACAGCGAAGACGATGTTATTCTCATGCGCAACAAGGATACCGTGATGTACTGCGCAGAGATCATGCCGCCTATATCCGGCTACCGTAAATTTGTCAAAGCCGTCAAGGATAACGCCATACGCCGCAAAGCGGCGCTTCTGGGGCTTTCTTTGGCAGAGGACGGGAAAAGTATCGACCAGCTGCGCGAGACGTTTACAGAGCTTGCCAGCGTCCTTACAGAGGATTCGGTGGATAACCGCTGCATGAGCATCTCAGAAACGGCAGGTCGTTGGCTGATGGACCAAAACGACAAGACAGACCGCAGCTTCAAAACCATGTTGGGGCCATTGGATAGAAAATGCTCTATCTTGCCCGGCCAGATGGTTGTTGTGGGCGGCAGGCCGTCTGCCGGTAAAACGGCACTGGGCTTGCAGATGGCCTTGCAATTTGCCAAAGCCGGAAAAAACGTTTGCTTTTTCAGCTACGAAACCGACCAGGTTGGCTTGTTCGATAAGCTGATGGCCTGCTGGGCGCTTATCCCGATGGATGAGATCGTATTCAAGCGTAGACCGGCGCAGGATGCGCAGTACGCCAAAGCATGTGCCGCTGTCAGCCAGCTGCCGCTATGGCTAATAAATGCAGGCGGACAAAGCGTGGCATGGATTTCGGCAACTGCCGCCGCCAAACATGCCGATGTGGTGATTGTGGATTATTTGCAGCTGATTCCCTGCAAGGGCGTCAGCCGATACGAGACCGTCACAAACATCTCAATGCAGCTGCATACGATGGCGCAGACTACCGGGAAACTTGTGGTTGCACTTGCACAGCTGAATCGAGGCGGAGATGAAAAACCATCTATGCGGGATTTGAAGGAATCCGGCCAGATTGAGCAGGATGCCGATGCTGTTATCCTGCTTGGCAAGAAAGACAACTGCGATGAAAGCGGGCGGGTCATCGACACAAAATACTGCTTTATCCTCGCCAAAAACAAGCGCGGAGAATGTGCAGAACTGCCCATCACATTTGATGGAACCTATCAACGGTTCAAAGAGGTTACAGACTATGAGTGATAAAGAATTTCTTTTAGATCTTGCCGGAATTTTTGCACGGCACAGCATCCGGGAGATGAATCGCGCTGAAGACCTGGAATTGTCTGCATCCCGTGCGAGAGCAGATGCAGACCATTTCAACTATCTTGCTACAAAGATGATGAAAAAGGCGGTATACGGCGAAAACGAGGACGCAAACGTCTGTGAAGAATGCGGTAAAACCTGTGAAACGCATTGAAATCATCACTTACTCTCGCTCTACCGGTGACATACGCCACTCTCACCAGACCTACACCACCGCCGGCGCTGCCGAAAAGGACCTGAAAAAGGCGGGCTTTACCCAAAATCCCCGCCTGCCGGATATCTGGTACAGCGAGAAGTACTACGCGAAAGTAAAGGAGATTGGACCGTGATACAAAAATACATAATCTACGGCAAGCCCATCACCAAAAAGAACAGCCCCCGAATCGGATACGTTGGTGCGCACTGCCCGGTATGCCATAAGGGAAAGTATGCAAAAGTTCTGCCAAGCGCAGCCTACTTGAAGTACGCAAGAGCTGCCAAGATGTATTTGAAACCAGCGCCCAAAAATCCGCTGGACGGCCGCTACAATGTCAAGTGCTTGTACTACATGCCTACACGCCGAAAGGTTGATAAAACAAACCTTGAAAGCGCCATCATGGATATTCTGGTTGATGCCGGAATTTTGAAAGATGACAACAGCAACATCGTAGCAGCAACAGACGGTTCCCGCGTGATGTACGACAAAGAGAACCCCCGCACCGAAATTTTTATTGAAGAATTGGAGGATGAAGTAGATGACAACTGAACGTAAATGCCCTGACTGCGGCTGCTGCTGCGACTATAGCAGTCCATGCTGCAATCTGAAAGGCGGTAACACAGACCATCCGGGAGGCTGTAAAAAGATTACATCCGGGAATCTGTACATAAGCTCTACAATCGGGACTCCCGCCGTATTGGAACAGTTGGCAGAAGAAAGCGCAGAGCTTGCGCAGGCAGCCTTGAAGTTTGCCCGTAAGCTCCGCGATGAGAATCCGACGCCAAAATCGGAAGAAGAATGCTTGCAGGATTTGCTTGAAGAACTGGCAGACGTAAAGCTCTGTATGGAGGTTTTTGAAGAAAAAAACTACTACCCAGATGAAATCGAGCAAATCATGCAGCAAAAGCGCAAACGCTGGGAAAGCCGTATTTCGGCAAGTAAGGAAGTGTAACCTATGAAAGCCAGACTTCATCCCACCCCGGCCATGCAAAAAGCCATAGACGCCTATGCAGAAGCTAAAATTCAGGGCATCCAGAGCCGTGCGCAGGAGGCTGTCATGAAGGAGCGCAACGACATTGCTACACAAGCCACCTATCTGTGTCTGCTGGCGTGCTATCAGGTCGGTCTTTCTCCCCGCACCCTAAAACGGATTCAGGATGCAATGACCGGCCCCGTTGCTGATAAATACAACGAGTACCGCAATGACCAGCTTGCCGACCTCTGGGCGCAGGTAACGTTGCAAAGCATCGGCATTGAAGCACCCCAAACAAAGGAGCCGCTATGACCACAACAAAATTCTGCAAGACATGCGGGAAAATCATGTGGGATGTCCAGCCCACAAAGCGCTATTGCGATTCCTGCATCCGCAAGCGCAATATCAAAAGCGCGCAGGCGTCCTACCAGCGCCGCAGGGATGCCGGTGTTTTGAAAAAAGGCAAGAAACCCGCTGCGCATCCCTGCCTGAAGAAAACAATAAAACCAATTGAGCAATGCGTCCGCGAAGCCGCCGCCCTGGGCCTGACCTATGGGCAGTATGTAGCCCGCGGGCTGGATAAGGAGTGTTTGTAATGGGATTCGGTATTACAATAAGCCGCTACGATGTGGGCAAATGTCCGCACTGCGGAAAGCCAATCAAAGGCACAATCCGTGGCTATGAGTATTCGGTAGGATATGACTGGAAAAGGTTTCTCGAAAAAATAGGATATTATGCGCCCTATGAAATACGCAAGATAGAGCCGGAACGAGATTTTTATGGCAAGGATATGACGCTCACATCCGAACAGGCGAAAGACCTTGCAGAGTTTGTCAAAGTATACAGACCATACCAATGGGTAAGCATTGGGTGGCTTGTCGATCGCGCAATAGAAAACGGAGATTTTGTAGTTATCAACGCAAATTGGTAAGGAGTGAGACTATGGACGCAGTTGAATATACAAAAACTTTGCGCAGACTGTGCGAAAGTCAAGCCAATTGTCCTGAATGCCCATTGCACGAAAACTGCGAAGAAGATAACTATGGCTACTGTAACGGAAATGCAAGCGAATACGTGGAAAAGTCTGTTCATATTGTCGAGCAATGGGCAAAAGACCACCCAGTCAAGACACGCCAGAGCGAGTTTTTGAAGATGTTCCCAAAGGCGGAAATTAAGGACGATTACCTCTGGATGTGCCCTAAATACATTAACTATGATTACAACCCGGAAGAAAATTGCCACGAAATCAGTTGCAGCGATTGCAAACGCAAATTCTGGCTCACGGAGGTGACCGACAATGACTAACATTACAACCCTACAACCAGGCGAACATTTTATGTTCAAAAACTTTGAGTGGGTCTGCCTTGACCCTAACCACCCTGACGGCGGCCTGTTGACAATTATGGCAAAGCCGTGGGCAAAAGAAGTAAAATTCTGTCCAAGTGATAAATTTGCAGACGAAAGGGGCAACTGGAATAACTACCGCACCAGCAATGTGCGGGGAATCTTATCCGATATGGCGAACGCTGTTTTTGACGAAAAATGTCTACTGTCGCATACCGTTGACCTTGTTGCAGACAACGGCGACAGAGCCTATGGAACAGTGAAAGACTTCGTTTTCATCCTGACCTGCGACGAGTACAGAAAGTATCGTAACTACATTCCGCACTACGACAGCTGGATTTGGACTGCCACGCCTCGGAATTGTGGCAACAAGGATTCTGACATTGGCAGTTTGAGCGTTGTTCGCGCTGTAAATATGGATGGGGTGTTGTTCAACGACGGTGCAAACCACGATGGTGCTATCGCCCCGGCTTGTGTTCTCAATCCGAAATCGCTCAATCTGCGCCAGAGTATGGCATATGTAGAGGAAAGAGAGGGAAAAGAAAATGCGACTGATTGATGCAGATGAATTAAAGAAACGCACCATGAAGGTGGGTTTTCCCGACGCGCCGGAATGTGGCGAGTTTGATGCGGTCGCAGTTTACGAAATTGACATCATGCCTACCATCGACCAGGAATCCCTGCGGACTACGGCAAGGTGGAAGCATGGTGGGATTGATGGAAATAGCTATACTGTCAACTGGATATGCCGAAAATGCGGAAAAGTGGCTGATTTTGATTATAAGTATTGCCCCAACTGCGGCGCACGAATGGAGGGGCGACGGGATGAATGACACCGAATTTGAAAATGCGCTAAAAAATGTCGTGCGAGTGGAAGAATGGCGATATTTGCACGCTGCCGCGCTGCATGAAACTGGAAGAGAGGAGATACAATGACCAGAGAAGAATTCAACCAAAAGAAAGTGTGGCTATGGAGATACCAACGCAGCAGGAATCATGAACGACAGCTGCGCCAGCAGATACAAAGCGAACGTGAACGGGCAACAGCGACCACTAAAGCATTATCCCCCGTGGTGGTGTCTGCTGGCGGTAAAAATAAAATCGAGGATGCCGTTTGCAGAATCATGGAGCGTCAGGAAGCTCTATACAAGCAGATTATTGAAACCGAAATGCAAAGGGAAGAAATCGAAACCGCAATAAACTCTGTTCAAGACCAAATGCAGCGGGACGTTCTGCGGGAGCGGTATATTGTCGGCACCCCGTATTGGTGGAAAATTGCGATAAATCTAAATATTTCCGAGCGATGGGCAAAGAAATTACACCGCGCTGCAATTGAAAATCTGTGCACTCCAGTTCACTTTTAACCTGCTATTATAGATATGCTGGATGATGTAGGAACGGGACAGCCTACGGCATAGCTAAAATCTCTTTTCTTTACCATTTCAATTCTCCTATTCATAGCTGGCAGCCGGGAAAGACCGGCATTTTATATGCTGCATAGCCGATTCTATCCACAAAGAATAAGGGAGCCGCGTTCCGAAGCAACGGCGCGGCAAAGGTGCAAGACCTATGTGCAGTACCAGAGGGCAGGGTCGCAACCTGTCTGTGTGAGAGTGCGCGGTATACCTCACAAATGATGACAATGGTCGTGCAAACGGCAAGCCGCACATGCCCTTGTAGCTCAATGGCAAGAGCCTTGGTGTGCCGGTTCAAGTCCGGCTGAGGGCACATGCTTGGTCGCTCCCACCGGTGAAAGCCCGGCGCAGGCAAAACGCGATAGATAACCTGAACGCTGTAAGCAAAGCGGCAAGCCGATCAGGAGCGCGGCGCGATGGCAGACCGCAACGGGACTTTGAGAGCCTGAAAAAGTCTGCCCGCACAGTGAAGTGCGAAACCAAACTTCAACCGCGGATAGGGGCGCGGGTATAAATGCTGCCGAACACCGCAAGACTGTGCGGTATACAAATGACGCCCGCCAGACCTGTGCGGACAATACAGGGAATCAAAAAAGTGTTGCGGATTTGCTCCCCGCAACGGGTGAGGTCGGCACAGCATACACCGACAGGGCGGGAACGCGCTTTTCCTCCGGCGCAAAGGGGTTTTGGGGGGATATAAGCCTACACAAATTGTGTGGGCTTTTTGTTTTGCATAAAGGAGGATATTATGCAAATTGTGATGAAATCGCTAGGAGAAATTCACCCATACGAAAACAACGCAAAAAAGCACGATGCAAGGCAAATCAAAAATGTTGCCGAAAGCATCAAGCAATATGGGTTTGTGCAGCCGGTTGTTGTGGACAAAAACAACATTATTGTGATTGGGCATTGCCGCGCATTGGCTGCAAAAAAGCTGGGAATCAAAGAAGTACCGTGCGTCTGTGTGGACGATTTGACACCAGAGCAGGTGAATGCCCTCCGGCTGGTGGATAACAAAAGCAATGAGAGTGACTGGGACTTCGACCTGCTGAAAGATGAACTGCCGGAGCTGGATTTGTCGGCGTTTGATTTTGATTGGGGACTCCCAGAAGAAGCGACAGAAGAAGTTGTAGAAGACGATGCGCCGGAGGTGGATGAGGAATCCGAGCCAATAACAAAAAAAGGTGACATTTGGCAGCTTGGCAGACACAGGCTTATGTGCGGCGACAGCACAAAAAGCGATGATGTAAGCGCTCTTATGGGGGGGGCGTCTTGCAGACATGTTGCTCACAGACCCGCCTTACGGGGTTGACTATACTGGGAAAACCAAGGACGCGCTTAAAATCGAAAACGATGCAAAAAGCGACGATGAGTTTATTGCGTTTTTGCAATCTGCGTTTTCGTCTGCTGATTCTGTGATGAAGCCGGGGGCTGTATTCTACATCTGGCACGCCATTCTAAAGACATACGCCTTTGAATCGGCGTGCCAGATGGCGGGATGGGAAGTCAGGCAGGTTCTTATCTGGGTCAAGAATGCAATGGTTATGGGCAGGCAGGACTACAAATGGAAGCATGAGCCGTGCCTTTACGGATGGAAGTCTGGTGCTGGTCATTTGTGGGCGTCAGACAGAAAGCAAACAACCGTGCTGGAATTTGACCGTCCAACAAAAAATAAAGAGCATCCAACAATGAAACCTGTGGCGCTTTTCGATTATCAAATCAAAAACAACACTAAAGGCGGTGACGCCGTGCTTGATTTGTTTGCTGGCAGCGGGACGACGGTTATTGCGTGTGAGCAAAACGGTCGGGATGCGTATGCAATGGAGTTCGACCCAAGATACTGTGATGTGATTGTAAAGCGATGGGAAACCCTGACGGGGAATAGGGCGGTGCTGTTAAATGACAATTAAAGAAGCGCGAAAAATAATCGCAAAGACAGACAGCCCGTACTTAAAAAGGGATATGCAGAAATTCATTCAACGCCAAAAGAAAAAGGAGGGCGTTTATGGCAAAAACAGGACGCCCGAGAAAAGAGATCGATCAAAACCACTTTGAAAACCTATGCGGGTTACAGTGTACAAAAGAAGATATATGCGATTTCTTTGGCGTAACAGACAAAACGATTGATGCGTGGTGCAAAAGGACATACAAGGATAGTTTTTCCGTAGTTTTTAAGCAAAAGCGAGGAAAGGGAAAATGCTCTCTGCGTCGGTATCAATTTGCACTCGCCCAAAAAAACGCAAATATGGCAATTTGGCTCGGCAAACAGTATCTGGGGCAGAGCGATACGCCGGAACAGAAAGAGGATAGCGGGGTGCAAATCATAGATGACCTGTAACAGATTATCGGCTATGGTCTCCCCATGCTTTGCTGAAGCGCACCGGCAAATCAAGGCTGGCAACGTAAAAGAACTACTTGCAAAGGGCGGGCGCGGCTCTACCAAATCAAGCTATATAAGTATAGAACTGATTTTGCAGCTGCTGAAGCACCCGCAATGCCACGCGGCAGTGTTCCGAAAGGTCGGCAACACACTGCGTACAAGCGTTTATGCGCAAATCGTTTGGGCAATCAATGAGCTTGGTCTGCACGACCATTTCCGCTGCACAGTCAGCCCGATGGAATGCACCTATTTGCCAACCGGGCAAAAGGTGCTTTTTTTCGGCGTTGATGACCCCGGCAAGGTAAAGTCAATCAAAGTGCCGTTTGGTTATATAGGCATCTGCTGGTTTGAGGAACTTGACCAGTTTGACGGGGAAGAGCAAATCCGAAACGTGGAGCAGTCCTGCCTGCGCGGCGGCGATTGGTTCATCACGTTCAAGAGCTTCAACCCGCCTGCAATGGCGCGGAACTGGGCAAACGGCTACGCACTGAAAGCCCGCGATGGAAAGCTGATACATCATAGCACCTACAAAACAACGCCAGCAGAATGGCTCGGAGAGCGGTTTCTGGCCGATGCTGAATACTTGCAGCGTACAAACGAAACGGCCTACCGACACGAGTATCTGGGCGAGGTTGTCGGCAGCGGCACAGCGGTATTCGAAAACCTGAAAATTCAACCAATCACAGACGAGCAGTTGAAAACATTCGACAGAATCAAGCGCGGCGTTGACTGGGGCTGGTATCCAGATCCGTGGGCATACAATGCGATGCACTATGATGCAGCGCGGCGCACGCTATACATCTTTGACGAGCTAACGCGGCGCAGAACCAGCAACAGAGACACGGCGCAACTGCTTTTGGATAGAGGGCTGACGCGTGAGGATAAAGTCTGCGCGGATAGCGCAGAGCCGAAATCCATCGCGGACTATAACAAGTACGGCGTGAAAACATTCCCTGCCCGCAAGGGGCCGAAATCTGTTCGTTACGGCACAAAATGGCTGCAAATGCTGGAAGCTATTGTCATTGACCCAGAACGTTGCCCGGACACTGCAAAAGAGTTCAGCGAGTATGAATACGAGCGGGACGGCAAGACGGGAGAAGTGCTGGAAGGCTACCCGGATTTGAACAACCATCACATTGATGCAGTGCGTTATGCGATGGAAAGCACAGCGAACAAGGCGGGGGACACCGCCGAAAGCAGATACAAGAGCATTTTCGTGTAAAGGCGGTGAGAAGACGTGAAAACATACCAAGATTTTGTAGCGGTTGGCGAGGACGAAAAGGCCCGCATGAGTTTCATACTGGGCGCGATCAATGAGTATAAGGCCGACCATACCACACGCCTTGCAGCGAACGCAAACAAGTATTACCACGGAGAAAACCCTACAATCAACAAATACGAGAAAATCATTTACGACATGCAGGGCAAGGCGCACCGTGACATGTACACGGCAAATCACAAGATTGCAAGCAAGTTTTTTGGCTTGGTCGTAGACCAAGAAGTTTCGTATTTGCTGGGCAATGGCATTTCATTTCAGGAGCCGGAGACAAAAAAGGCGCTTGGTGCGACGTTTGACGAAGATATTATGGACGCTGCCCGCCATGCTTTGATTGACGGGCAGTCTTTCGTGTTCTGGAATCTCGACCATGTGCAGGTGTTCGCAGCAGAGGAATTTGTTCCACTGTACGACGAGGAAGACGGCTCCATTAAAGCCGGAATCCGTTTCTGGCAGGTGGCAGACAATAAGCCACTGCGCGCCACGCTGTACGAGCTTGACGGCTACACAGAATATCTAAAGCCCAAAAGCGATGATATGGCGATTCTCAAGCCGAAACGCGCCTATAAGCTGAAGCTGCGCACCAGCGAGGCAGACGGCACAGAAATTTATGACGGTGAGAACTATCCTGGATTTCCTATTATCCCGCTGAAAAACGGCGAACAGGCCCACAGCGAGCTACAGGGGCGACAGAATACCATTGACGCGCTCGACCTTGCAAGCAGCAATATGGTCAACAACGTTGACGAAGGCAACCTGATTTTCTGGGTGTTGACCAACTGCGGAGGCATGGACGAGCAGGACGATACAAAGTTTATCGAGCGTCTTAAAACGACCCATGTCGCCCACGCTGACGGTGACGAGGGAGCAAAGGCCACGCCACAGAGCATCGAAGCTCCGTTCCAAGGCACGCAGGCGACTATTGATATGCTCACCAAAAAGCTATACGAGGACTTTCAGGCCTTTGATTCTGCCGCTGTCAGCGCTGGCAACCAAACTGCAACGGCCATCAAGGCCAGTTATGTGCCACTTGACCTGAAAACGGACAAGTTTGAAAGCTGCGTGACGCGCTGCATCAAGGGTATTTTGGCGGTTGCCGGTCTTGATGACGATCCGACATACACGCGCAACCAGATTATCAACAAGCAGGAAGAGGCGCAGACGGTCTTGCTCGGAGCGGAGTACTACGATGACGAGTACATCACGCGCAAGCTATTGACCATTCTCGGAGACGCAGACCAGTACGAGGATCTCATGAAGCGAAAGGCGGCAGAGGAGCTATACCGTACAATTACCAACCCGCCACCTAATGAGCCGCAGAACCAGCCGGGAGAAGGAATGAACGGCAATGGCGAAACCTGATTACGCCCACAAACTTACTGACGCGCAGCTTGCCAAGTTGGAACAGCGCATTGCAAAGCTGTACAAAGAAGCTGCTGACGAATTGACAGACACGGTGAAAGCCTATTTTGAGCAGTTCGAGAAGCGTGATGCAGCCATGAAAGAAAAGCTGGATGCAGGCGAAATCACCGAACAGCAGTACAAGCAATGGCGGCTTGCGCAGATAGGGCGAGGCAAGCGTTTTGAAGCCCTGCGCGATAAAGTGGCAGAAAGATACACAGATGCAAATGCAACGGCTGTGGCATACGTCAATGACGCTACGCCGGGCATTTACAGCTTGAACCGAAATTACTCTGCTTACAAAATCGAGCAGGTTTCCGACAAAGCAGATTTTACGCTGTGGGATGAGAAGACAGTGAAACGTCTGATTGTGGAACAGCCGGACCTTATGCCGTACTACCCGACAAAGCGGGCATTGCAGCGCGGCATTGACCTGAAATACGGGAAGCAGCAAATCACAGCCAGCGTCACAAGCTCCATCCTGCAAGGCAAGGGAATTGGAAAGATTTCAGATGACCTGCAAAGCCGTATGCAGGACATGAACCGCACGAGCGCCATTAGAACGGCACGGACGGCGGTAACAGGGGCGCAGAACGCTGGGCGGTTAGATACTTACCGCGCCGCGCAGGATATGGGAATCAGGCTCAAAAAGCGCTGGCTTGCAACGCTGGACGGCAGAACACGCCACGCGCACGCAATGCTTGACGGGCAGACGGTAGATGTTGACAAGCCGTTTAAGGTGGACGGGTACGAGCTTATGTATCCGGGAGACACTTCCGCGCCGGGCTATCTTGTGTATAACTGCCGATGCACCCAGATTGCAGAGGTTGACGGCGAGGGCACAAGTAGTGACGGCAGACGCGCCAGAGACCCCGAAACGGGGGAATCTGTGCTTGTGGAAGATATGACCTATGCAGAGTGGGCGGGGTGGAAAAAAGAAACTACTATCAATGGTAAAGACTTGCGAATTCAAAATGCGCTTAGAACGCAGGCTGCATCCGTTGCTGATGGAATTGCGCTTGCAGAAAGTAAAGGCGTTAAGTATGCGCGTTTTGACAAAATGAACCTTGAACAGGTAAATAACATTCTTAATGCGGTCGATACCTTGCCGCAGGATTGCCGCCCTGCAATGATTGCAAATGGCAAAGACATTTCTACTGCAACCGGAAGACCGTTAGGCAGAAAAGCAGATCAATGGTGGGGCGTCACATACGATTATAGACAATTTGGTATTCGTACAATGCAACTTGGGTACGACAAAACCGATTACGATGGGGGTATTCTTGTTGGCTTGAATACACAAAAATTCAAAAGCATCGATGACATAACAAAAGCAAAAGAGAAAAACAACGAAAAGTATCGTGCAAAAACGGGAAATGACTGGTCGTTTAACACTGACGGAAGAGCTACCGCGTATCACGAATTTGGACATTGTGTTGTTGATGTTCGCGGATTGCCTGATAATTGGGAATCAATATCCAGTGCATGGGCAGAAAAAAGCAAATGCGACATTTTGAAAACGCCTGATGAAGCATTTGCAGAAGCGTGGGCAGCGTTTTATCTTGGCGATGAAAGATTGCCGCAAAACATTGCAGAAATCATTCAAAAAATTGCGGAGGGCAAATAAATGGAGTTTATTCCGATTTGCTTAGAATGTAATAATTTTAAGCAGTATGATAAGTGCCAATATTATGAGCCGATTCCGCAAAAAATAAAAAACCGTGAAGTTAAATGCCCGCATTTTTCCAACGGAGATTACGAATTATTTATAGGTGCACCGAACAATGAAAATCACACTTGAAGACCACAGCAATGAGGTATTGGAAGCGATTGAATCCGCTTGCCAGCGGGCGTTGGAAAAATGCGGGCTTGTCGGTGAGGGGTATGCTAAAAATCTATGTCCCATTGACACGGGCAACCTGCGCAACAGCATTACACATACTGTCAGCGACGGCGAAAAAGCTGCATATATTGGCACAAATAGCGAATACGGCGTATATGTGGAGTGCGGCACTGGCATATATTACCCCGGCGGAAGACAAACTCCGTGGACGTATCAAGACGAAAACGGCGATTGGCACCTTACGCACGGACAACGCGCCAAACCGTACATCAAACCCGCAGTGGCAGACCATGCCGCGCAGTACACAAGAATTATCGAACAAGAGCTGAAAGGCAAATAAGACTTTCGGCTCTTTTTAGTGGTTGTTTCCATTTTGGAAACTGCCACTTTTTTATACCCAAAAAATGTTTCCATTCAAATTATCAGAAAGGAAACGTTTTTACAAACCTTTTGCAAAAACAGCAAAGAACCGCTGTTTTTATATAAACGCGAATGTCTAAGAACTGACACCGAAGAAAAGGAGCGAAAACATTGGCTATTACTCGCAAGTTGCTGAAAGGTATGGGGCTGACCGAAGAGCAGCAGGACACCATTATTGAAGCCCACACTGACACCGTAAACGGTTTGAAAGCGGACGTTGACCGCTATAAAGCCGATGCGGAAAAACTTCCCGGCGTTCAAAAGGAACTGGACGACCTGAAAGGCAAGGGCGATGACGGTTACAAGGAGAAGTATGAATCCGAGCACAAAGCTTTTGAGGATTACAAAACCAGCGTGGCCGCTGAAAAGACTACCGCTGCCAAAGAAAAGGCACTGGAGACCGCCCTGAAAAAAGTCGGCATTGCCGACAAACGCTTGCAGTCTGTTGCCCGGCTTTGCAAAGGCGATGGCCTGCTGGACAAGCTGGAACTGGACGAAAAAGGCGCTATCAAGGATTCTGACAAGCTGGAAAACAGCCTGAAAGAATCTTACAGCGACTACATCGTTACTACCAGCACGCAGGGCGCAAATACGGCGAACCCGCCTGCCAACAGCGGCGGCGCAAAGCTCACAATGGCCGACATCTACAAAAAAGATGAAAAAGGGCGCTATGTCATGGATTATGAAGCACGCCTGAAGGCCATCGAAGAAAATCTGAACAACCAGAACACATGAAAGGAGCCTTAAAATGGCAGCAACTAAAGTTGAAACCCTGACCACCCCCCGCGACAGTTTGCCCAATGTCTACACCGGCGTGACTGCTCGCGAGCTGGATTTTGTGACCCGCTTTGCCGACAACTGGGAGGCACTGCGGGAAATCTACGGCATCATGCGGCCCATCCGCAAGCAGGCGGGCACCTCGCTGGTGTCTTACACCGCTAGCATTGCGCTGGAGAGCGGCACCGTGCCCGCCGGTGCTGTAATCCCCTATAGCAAGGCCACTATCACCCAGGCCACAAAGGAAGACATCACCCTGCAAAAGTACGCTAAGGCCGTGCCCATCGAGGATGTGGACAAGTACGGCGCGACAATCGCCGTGCAAAAGTCCGACGATGCTTTCCTCACCAAGCTGCAAAACGAGGTGATGAGCAAATTCTACACCTTCCTGAACACCGGCAGCCTGACCGGCGAAGCTGCCTCCTGGCAGGCCGCTCTGGCGAAGGCTCAGGGCGAGGTGCTGAACAAGTTTGCCACCATTCAGAAGGATGTGACCGGGGTGGTTGGTTTTGCCAACATTCTCGACGCTTACGACTATCTGGGCAGTGCGCAGGTGACCGTGCAGAACGCTTTCGGCCTGACCTACATCAAGAACTTTATGGGCTATAGCACCCTGTTCCTGCTGCCCGCCACTCAGATTGCCCGCAACAAGGTCATTGCAACCCCCGTTGAGAACATTGACCTGTACTATGTTGACCCCTCTAGCGAGTTTTCGAGCCTGGGCCTGACTTACACCGTGAGCGGCGAAACCCCCCTGATCGGCTTCCACGCTCAGGGCAACTATGGCACTGCTGTGGGTGAGAGCTTTGCAGTTATGGGCATGGCTCTGTGGGCCGAGTACCTGGACGGCATTGCGGTTATCACTGTCAATCCTGCTGCGGCTAAGGCCGCTGTAAACACCAAGGGCTGATAAAAGGAGGCAGCGTAATGCTTGAAGAATTGATGCGAGAGTGCCGGAACTGGTTTAAGGTCCCGGATGGCGCGTACAGCGGCACATTTACCATCAAGGACGGCAGCATTACGCTGCCTTTTTTAGTTGATGGGCAATATTTCCGCATTATCGGGAGCGTTTTCAACGATGGCGTGCACCAGTACGGTGCTGGCGGCTTGACCGATGAAACGTTTGACGGTGCTGTGTGGGCGCTGGCTGTGCCAGCTGCCTTTATTTCTCTGGTTGAGGATGTGGAAGCATGGCGCAACAAGTATGAGAGCACCGCAAACAGCCCGTTTCAAAGCGAGAGTTTCGCGGGATATAGTTACACCAAATCGAGCGTAAACGACAATTCTGGCGGCTTTGTGACGGGCTGGCAGGGCGTGTTTGCGTCCCGGCTGAACAAGTGGAGGAAACTGTAATGAGAACCGATAAACTCGACGTCGATGTTACTGTAAATCTCAGCATGAACATCGACAAATGTACGGCTGAGGGTTGCTTGAAAATCGTTGAAATGTATGTAAACGCAAATAATGCCCGCGTTATTGCCGATAGAGAGCCAAACGGTGAAGTGAGGTATCATTATGAGCTTGCTTGATGATTTTTCGCATAGTTGCATCATCATGGACAAGCTGACAAAGCCTGACGGAGAAGGCGGCTATGCTACCGAGTGGAGAGAGGGCGCAGAGTTTGCGAATTACTTTGCACTGGACAGTAGCCTTGAAGCGCGGCAGGCCGAAGCGCAGGGTGTGACCAGCGTGTATACCGGCATTGTGCGGAAAGATGTGCCTATTGAGTACGGCAGTGTGTATAAGGACGTGACGACCGGGGCATATTTCCGGGTCACGAGCCGCCCGGAAGAAAAGCAAGCCCCGGCAAGCGCTTCCCCGATGCTTAACGGCCTAAAAAGCTTTACGGCTGAACGATTGCGGGAGGGATTGCCGACATGACAAAGGGCGCTGCATTACAGCAGTTTTTTGGGCGGTTTATGACCGCTTACGCAAGCAACGCCGTGCCGGATGACGCGGTACTCCCATACCTGACCTATGATGCCGTGATGGATACTTGGGCAAATTCTGTATCAATCACAGTAAATATGTGGTTTCATACCACATCCGAAGCTGTGCCAAACGCAAAGGCGCAAGAGCTTTTGACGGCTCTTACACAAGGCGACCCGACTTTGCCGTGCGATGATGGAATTATTTGGCTCAAACCCGGCTCACCGTTTAGCCAATCGCTGGCAGATGACACAGACAAAAACCTAAAACGGCGGTACATCAACGTGACCGCCGAATTTTTATGCCTAAATTGAGGTGAAAGATTGAGGTGAAAGCATGAAATTTACTCGTATTCCTGAATCTGCGTTTAAGGAACTGGTCTTGAACGCAGGCTATCTTGCAACTACGTTTGACCCGACTGTCGGTACTGCGCCGGAAGAAAGTGCGCTGCTGGGCGCCACGACCGGCGGCATCAACTTTACGGCTGTGCCAAGCTTTACCGACTTTGGCGAGGACATCGATAACTGTCCCAAGAACATGAAAGAGCTGAAGCAGATTGAATCCTGGGAAGTCAAGTGCAGTGGCACTTATGTTTCGGCATCGGCAGAAAATGCCAAAAGCATGCTTGGCGCTGCGGATGTTACGACTACTTCCAAGGTTTCCAAAATCACGCCGCGCAATGATTTGAAAGACAGCGACTTTACCGATTTGTGGCTGCTGTGCGATTACTCTGACAAGCACGGCACTACGAACGGCGGTTTCTGCGCCATTCACATGATGAATACGCTGTCTACCGGCGGTTTCAGCTTGCAGACGGGCGACAAGGAAAAAGGCCAGATGAGCTTTGAATACACGGCGCACTACTCCATTACCGCGCAGGACACTGTGCCGTGCGAGGTGTATATCAAGGCCGGAGAGGATGAAGCATAATGCGGATTTTTTCTGAACTTAGCACTGACGAAGCGCTGGAAGTCGTTTTGCAAATCGCGCAGCCCATCACAAACCTGATCGATGATGAAGCGCTTTTGAAAGAGATGCAGAAAACGATGCCAAAGGGCGTAACGACCCGCATTGCAATGCAGCGCTTTGGCCTTGCGAAAATTGTTAAGCTGTTGAACATTGCGTTGAAGCAGCACCGCGAGGACGTGTACGCAATCCTCGCCCCGTTCAACGGCCTGACGGTGGAAGAAATCGGCAAGCAGAATTTCCTTATCACCTGCAAGCAAGCTGCCGACCTGCTGAACGATAAGGGTTTTGTTGATTTTTTCAAATCGTATCTCGGTGGCGGGCAGAACAAGTAATCCCTGTACTGCTGAAAATGCCGAAACTGAGCGCAAAGGCGCTTGTGTCGGCGCTGCCTTACGCTTTAAAAGCTGATTTTGAAGAACAGATGTACAAGGTGTACATGACTGACAGTGCGTGGAGCCTTGTAGTAGCTGTGACAGGCGTAAAGGACAGGCCAGCGAGATATATTGACATTATCCACCCGCCCAAAGTGGATACGCGGACGCCGGAACAGGTGCAGGCGGATTTCAAAGACTTTGCGGCGCGGCATGGATTGAAAACAAAAGAACGGCAGGAGGTGAGCGAGTAAGTGGACGTATTTGACCTTTTTGCAAAAATCACACTGGATTCCAGTGAATATGAAAAAGGCTTGAAAAATGCGAAAAGCAGCGCAAGCGGATTGACGGGACTGTTTGGGAAGGTTGGTTCGGCTGCTTCAACAGTTGGAAAAGGCATCTTTAACGTTGCTACGAACGTTGCGAAAGTATCCGTTGCCGCTACTACGGCAGGCGCAACAGCAATTTCGGCGTTGACAGGACTTGCAATTAACAGTTATGCAGATTACGAGCAGCTTGTAGGCGGCGTTGAAACGCTGTATAAAACTAGCGCCGATAAAGTTCAGCAGTATGCAGCCGATGCGTACAAAACGGCTGGGCTTTCGGCAAACGAGTACATGAACACGGCAACTACATTTGCAGCAGCGCTTGTGTCTAGTCTGGGGGGCGATACTGAACAGGCGGCAGAGCTTGCCAATACTGCCATTGGTGACATGTCCGACAATGCCAACAAAATGGGAACGGACATGGAGAGCATTCAGAACGCGTATAACGGTTTTTCCAAGCAAAATTATACGATAAATCTAATGTCCGCTGCATAAGTGATTATGCAGTGAGCGTGCGTGAACCTACCACGGGTGTGCAACTGAAAAGGCGGCAGGAAATGGCTGCATGAGACAGTTGTGCTAACAGGGGAAACCTAAACTGTTTATGGCTTTTACAGCATGGTTATCCTGTGCCAAACTATGCTATATCAAAGTTACACTTGCAAAGCAGGTGAAATTGTGATATAATACAAAGTATAGAAGGTCAAACGACTATCGGTTCGTCACCGAGTACAACTCCTATTGGTACGGCGTTGGAAGTGCGCACCAACTTTTTCTGAAAGGATTAAAAGCCGTGGAGATTTGGAAACAGATTCCCGATTTACCGGGATACTCAGTCAGCAATAAGGGCAGAGTTAAGAAAGATAGCACTGGACAAATAATGGTGCTTAGCAAAAATGGTGGATATTGCAGGATTACAATATCTAAGCATGTACACCGTCTTGTTGCTGATGCTTTTCTTGAAAAACCAGAGAACAAAGAAAAGTGCTGGGTTGACCACATAGACGGGAATCGCTCAAACAATGACGTTTCTAATTTAAGATGGGTGACGCCTTCTGAAAACGCACTGTCGTATGGGTATCATTCCAGAATTAAAAATAAGAAACGTCCGGTAAGGGCAACACATCTCGACGGCAGGACAATCCTATTTGAATCCAGACAAGCGGCGGCTGAATACTTTCACTGTTCTGACAGTGAAATTAAGTACAACAGTCGATACCGCAAGAGAAATAAAAAAGGCTGGATTTTTGAAAAAGTTGAAGATATAGTCTAATCCCTTAAAAGCCATGTGCGGAAACGCGCGTGGCTTTTTATAATACCGGGAAACCGGGGGTAACAAAATGGTTAGACAACTTGAAGCTCGGCTATGGCGGCACAAAAACCGAAATGCAGCGTCTACTTGATGACGCAAACAAGCTGAACGCCGCGCAGGGAAACTATACCAATTACACCATTAACAGCTATGCGGACGTTGTAAGCGCGATTCATGATGTTCAAAACGCAATGGGCATTACTGGTACGACCTCTAAAGAAGCATCAACAACGATTCAGGGGAGTGTAAATGCTACAAAATCCGCATGGTCAAACCTTGTAACTGGAATTGCCGATGATAATGCCAATTTTGGGCAACTTATCAGCAACTTTGTGGATAGCGCAACTACAGCGGCAAGTAACATCATCCCCCGCATAGAAGTCGCCCTGAACGGTGCTGCTAAGCTGATAGAGAGCCTTGTCCCTCCCATCATGGCAGAGCTTCCAAGCTTGATTGAAACCGTTCTGCCGCAGCTGGCACAATCTGCCGTGAACATCGTGCAGACGCTTGTTACGGGAATCAGCGCAAACGCGGCGCGACTTATTGATTCGGCAATTCAGATTATAACTGTGCTGGGAAACGGCATCTATCAAATGCTGCCAACCGTTGCACAATCTGCATTGCAAATCGTCTTGACGCTGGTTTCAAAGCTAAATGAGAACTTGCCGCAGATGCTCGACACTGCCGGACAAATGCTGATTGCGTTTGTAGAGGGCGTTTCGGAACACTTGCCGGACATTATGCTTGCCGCTGCATCTATCGTGGAGACCCTGCTGACCTACTTTATAGAGCATTTGCCGGACATTGTAGAAGGCGCAATGCAGATGGGCAACGCGGTCATTGATGGCATTATTGACGGCATTTCGGCAGCTTGGGACAGCCTTGTCAGCTGGTTCAATGGTTTGTGGGACAGCCTGTTCGGAAACCGCTCTGTTAATGTAGGCGTAAACAGCGGGTCTGACGGCAGTCACGCAGGCGGCCTTGATTATGTACCGTATAATAACTACATGGCAAATCTGCATCGCGGCGAGATGGTGCTGACTGCCGATGAGGCGGACAGTTACAGACGCGGGAAGGGCAGCAGCAACGGCTTTACCCTGACACAAAATATTTACGCAGCAAAGCAGACACCGGTTGAACTGGCAGCAAGCACAGCGGCGTATTTCCAGCGGGCGAGGTGGGCGTTATGAGTTTTTTAAGCAAGACTTTCAAGTACGTCAACTCGCTGGGGCAGTCTATCGTGTTTGACTACGCGCATGGTTATCTTATCAGCAAGCCGGATGGCATTGATACAATTTCGGTCACTGCCAACACGGCGCAGGGCATCGGTCAGGTAGGCGCCACGGTGCAATCTAAGGCCATTCAGACGCGGCCTATTACCATCAATGGCAGAGTTATCGGCGATAATGCACAAGCGCTTAAAGATGCACTTGTGACCGTTGTACGACCTGACCTGACCGGGGTGCTATATGCTGGAGACTGGCACATAGACGTTATTGTAACGGCATCGCCTACCATTGGCGCATCAAAACGCGGTGCGCCATTCCAGCTTGGCCTGCTTGCCCCCTACCCGTATTGGGAAAGCGGCGAACGAAAGGCAATGCAGCTGCGCGGCGTGCAAAAAGGTTTTAAATTCCCATGGAATATCAGCAAAACGTATTATTTCGGCAAAGTCATTGTGCTGAAATACATTGTTTTGCAGAATTTTGGTCAGTTTGATGTGCCGTTTAGGTTGGAAATCAATTGCATTGGCGAGACGGCAACAAACGTAGGCATTGAAAATATGCTAACAGGTGAAGTGCTGCGGCTGGAAAAAACGCTTGTGGAAGATGAGCGTGTCGTTATCAAGACATCGCACGGAAAGACAACGGTCACAAGCTCTAAGGACGGCGACTGCCGGGGCGCGCTGACGCTTGAAAGTACACTGTACAGAATTCATACGGGCGATAATGCGTGGAAACCTACTGCGGACAGTGGGCTTGAAAACGTTGAAATGAGTGTTTCGTTTGCGGAAGAAAGTGCGGGTGTAACGGTAATATGAGATTAGAGCTTTTCTCCCATAACCTTAGCAACCGTCACGAAATTACCCACGCCATCAGCAGCAAGTTCAGCGACTACTATAACAATGTTGGAAAATTTACGGTAGTTTTGCCGATGGACGATTACAGTATCTCTATTGTAGAACGGGACGCAGTTTTGTACATCGTAGAGCGTAGATTAGCTTACGAAGTAGCAGAGGTACAGTTTGACAGCGACAACGGAGAAATCACGCTGAACGGCTACAGCTTGAACAACCGACTGAATCGGCGCATAGTGGAAGCATCGGCCAGCGTTGTGAATGTGGAGACTGACGTTTACAACATTGTACGCAGCAACCTGCGTGGGCTGCCGGTGCTGCTGGCTGCTGGTAAGGGCCTGCCTGAAACCGTGCCCGCTACAGAGGTGTACGGCGGGGAGCTTTTAAAAAAGCTAATTCCCGTTTTGACGGACGCTGGCCTTGGTAACCGCATTGTTTTTGACTATCGGTCCAAGACCCAGACGTTTGAGGTGTATAAGGGTGTTGACCGCACAGAGGGACTGACCGCAGTTTTGTTTGTTCAAGAACGCGGCACAGCGCCCGGGCTGGTAGTTGACAAGGATATTTCTGAATACAAAAACGTGTGCTATTGTGAAGCGCAGTACAAAGACGGTACAAAGTTTGTGGTGCAGGCTGGCACGGCCAGCGACAACGAGCGACGGGAACTATGGGCAAGTTTCAGCGGCGACAGCCAGCAGGATGATGAAAGTAACGCGGATTTTGAGAGCCGTGTAAAGCAGTACGCAGCTTTACAGTTGGGCAGTCACCTGAACCGCAACGGCTTTTCGATTGACGCGGACGGTGACGAGCTTGGCACTGCATACAATGTTGGCGATTTGGTTTGGTGCGTTTCTTTGCGGCTGGGTGTAAAGTACAAGGCAAGAATCACGGCAGCAAAGTATTCACAGGATGCAAACGGATCAAGCGTCAAGCTGGTTATTGGCGACCCGATTTTAACAGTTTTGAGGTGATAAAGTGGCAGAAATCAAAAATTTTCCGAATAACGTAGATGAATACATCGGAGCCGAAAACGTTATGAAATGGCTGCATGGGCGTTCCAGCGGCGTGTTTGGCGCCGATGGCAATTTAAGTGTTACCGCAAACGGCGATATGACGGTAAGCGTTTCAGATGGCGTGGGATGGCTGGCAAACGACAAAGCGGACGGCACAGTTTTTTGGAATGATACAAAAGAACAGACTGGAAGCGAGTTGCAGCTGACAATCCCGTTGCCAGATGCCATCCTGCCACGTATTGACAGGATTGTTGTTAGCTGGGACACGGTGGATTATGCGGAAAAGCCGCGCATTGAAGTGCTAAAAGGAATGCCGAATAATGCACCTACCGCTTCAGAACTTACAAACAACACTTTAAAACGGCAAATTTCTCTTGCGCGTATTTACGTTGCAGCGGCGGTAAGCAGCATTTCTGCGGATAGCATCACGGACGAACGGCTTGACCCCGATGTGTGTGGCCTTGTTACGGACTGGGTTAGCGTTGATACTACCACCATTCAGGCGCAGTTTTCCGTATTGCTGGAAAAGGTAAAGACCGAGCTGGCGCAGCTGCACGGTGGCACAGCAATGATGACAAAGGCGCAGTATGACCCGGCTGGTGGCGGGTTAAATATCTGCGTGCAGGAATATGAGTGCAGCAAGAGCGGCAGCGTGTATGCGCTGACGGGCGAGGGCGCGGTTGGGCGGTTTAAAGTCCCCGCCGCGTGGAGTGCAGGCGACACGTGGACAGTCAACGGTGTGACCGTGCCTGCGTATTGCGGCGCGGATGCGGCGGACGGTGACAGCGTTGTTGCCGGGCGGTGGGTGCTGTTTACCTATGACGGTACACAGCTAAATTTTAGCGGCGGCGGTGGATTGGGTTTAAGCAAGCTGGCGCAGGCCACCGCTGCTGCTGACAATGTGCTGGCGGGCAAAAGCTTTTATGCTGTGGATAAGACGCTTAAAGAAGGGACTATGCCGAACCGGGGCGCAGTGGACACAACCATAAACCCGGGAAGTTCTTACACAGTCCCCGCAGGATACCACAACGGCGGAGGCCACGTAAAGGCGGCAACATGGACAAAAGACAAATATTTATATCTGGTCATACAGTATCAGAGCGGCTATGGAAACCCTATTCCGGAGTACGCGGCAACAGTGGTTGCACAAGGCATACCGGAGCCCGGATTTCTGGCGCATTATAGCGGTGCTGGAAATAGCGGTGCAGTTACAAATGTATGCAATGCCAATATGCTGAATATTGGAGCCTATGCCGGAAACGGCACGGCACAAATAACACCACTAACTTACCTATATGACATTTTCCACAAAACGAATCATGATCCAGGTGTTGTTTATACATTAGGCGCCGGAGTTTATTGTTACCGTATGAGATGAGGGCTAAAGCATGGCAGAGAACACAATTATTTAAGAAATCAGCCTTGCCGGATACAAAGCCACTTCCACCGGCAGCACGGATGCAGAGCCAACGCCAGAGCTGGCGGCGCAAGTGCTGGAAGCTGCCTTGCAGGTCAAGGCGGACGCAAACGCGGCGGCGATTGAAGAGCTGGCCGCATTGATAGCGGGAGGTGTTGCCTGATGGTGCAATTTTATGTGTGCCGCATGAGACTTGAAGATGTGCCGGAAAAGTGGATGTATGCGGTTAAAGCCAGATTGGAGGGCGTGTAATGGCATTGCATGAAGTACAGCTGAAAGGATACAGTGTTAGACCCGGCAACTTATCGCTTGGCACTTTTGGCAGTTACGGTATCGAGCAGCTGCATGTGACCCTTGACGATACGTGGAGCGGGCTTGCTGTAACGGCAACGTTTAACCCGCCGAAGGGCGAACCCCGTGAAATCCGTTTGCCGGAAAACGGCCTGATTGATGTGCCTGCCGAAGCAACTGCCAATGAGGGTACGGGCACTATCGTGTATTGCGGCGTTGCCAATGGTGTGCAGCGCATCACAAAAACGCAGGGATACAACGTGATTACACGCGGCCCCGTTGGTGGAACTGAGCCGTTTAAACCCAGTGAATCACTTGCCACGCAGGTTTTGCAGGCTGCGCTTAACGCAGAAAAGAACAGCGCGGAAGCAAAGAGCGTGGCCGATAACTTGCGAAATGATGCGGCTAACGGCAAATTTGACGGCAAGGATGGAGCCAAAGGCGACAAAGGCGACAAGGGAGATACTGGCCCGCGAGGCCCCGTAGGCCCGCAGGGGCCGCAAGGAGAAAAGGGAATGCAAGGCCCTACCGGGGCAACGGGTGCAACTGGCCCGCGAGGGCCACAGGGCGAGAAGGGCGACACCGGAAAGCGCGGCCCCCAAGGTGAGCAGGGCGTTCAGGGTGTACAAGGCGAGAAGGGCGATACCGGCGCGCAGGGGCCTGTTGGCGAAACTGGCCCGGTTGGCCCCAAGGGTGATACTGGCCCGCAGGGTGAGCGTGGTGAGCAGGGGCCGCAGGGAGAGGTTGGCCCGGAGGGGCCTGCCGGAAAGGACGGCGTACAGATTGATGATGTGGCGGTGAGCGAGGACGCGCCGTGGAGCAGCAAGCACATCATTGATATGCTTTGCCCACCGCTGGAAGAAAGCGGCAACCCTGTTGTGTGCTACCCCGTGGCGGGATATTCGCTGGGGGTAAAGGCCAGCTTGGAGCCGGTGCAGGAAGGCAGCGGAACGCCGTCACAGGAGAACATTCGTCCCATCAAGGGACGTGCAAACGTGATGGTTGAACGGTGTGGGGAGAACTTATTAGATGTTGCACAATGCAGACCTGCATCACTTGCCTCAGCGTATGGCCTTACTGTAACTGTCGATGATACTGGACTTATAAGGGTATTTGGTACACCAAACGTGGATAAGGACGTCCCACGGGCTACTTTCAGAATTTTATTTACAAACCAAGTGATATTGACCAAAAAGTATGAGGCAAAATGGTTTGTCGTGAAAGGTGTTGCAAATAGCATAACTCGCATTCAAAGTGATAAGTCAATTGTATTACAGTCCCCACTATCACCAAATACACCTGTAGATATACAGTTCAGATTTATGTACTATACAGGCACCACCGCCCCCACCACCTACACACCGTACATCGGGCAGACCAACACCCTGACCATGCCTGAAACCGTTTATGGCGGTGAGGTGGACGCGGTGACTGGAGATGCAAAAGAGACGTGGAAAGCGATAACGCTGGACGGGACGGAAGAGTGGACCTTCCAAACAACCAACATTCCTGGTAAAAGTGGTTTCGTGTTTCAAGTGCCAGAAATAGCCACTCCCGAGAAGCCCGAAATTAAGGGTGATATTGTATGCAATCAATATCCGACAGTTTCGGCAAATGATACATACCAATGCAAAAACGGAATATCAGTTGAAGCACAAAAGCACCACTATTTCAGAATTTATAATGATACATATGCGGGAGGAACAATAGACGAGTGGAAGTCTTATCTTGCCGCCCAGCACGAAGCAGGAACACCTGTGCAAGTCTGCTACAAGCTGGCAGAGCCTGTGCCCTTCACTGCGACAGGCGCACAGCCAATCCCCGCGCTTGCAGGAGCGAATACCGTGCTGACCGATGCCGACAGCGCGACTGTGACGGGACGTGCAGACCCTATTAAGAGAACCGCCGATTTGGAAGCAGCAGTTGCTTCTATCAACTGAAAGGAGTAATAAAATGGCTATCAAGAGTAAAGCGCGGCACGATTTAACGCTGCGCAGCATCAAGCGAGAGATCGGCGCTGGGCGGGACGTTGCGTTCTGGCTGGACAAGGCGTACACGCACTACGACAACGGCCTGCTGGATGAGGCGGACATTGCAGAGGTGGAGACGCTTGCGCAGGCGTATTATGATGCGGTGGATGCGAGAGAGAGCGCGGACGAGGTTACGGAGACGCCGGATGTGCAGGAGGTTGACGGCGCTGAAAATAGCACCGGCGAAGAAAACGACACCAACGAAAAGGAGAGTGAAACCAATGAAGGATGAAATGATCCTGTCGCCCGAAATGGACGAGGAGCTGTCGAACGGGAAGGGAGAGGACGAGAATGAGTGATTCTGCACTGGCCGTTTACACGGCCATTAGCCCAAACTGCAACCGGCCCCGGAGCCAGCCCATCAGCAAGATTACCGTTCATCACATGGCTGGTAACACGACGCTTGAATCTTTCGGCGCTCTTGTCGGCAGGCCCTCACGCCAGATGAGCGCAAACTACGCCATCGAATCCAGCGGGCGTATCGGGCTGTTCTGCCACGAAGCTGACCGCTCTTGGTGTTCGTCCAGCCCGTGGAACGACCAGCGGGCCATTACTATCGAAGTCGCTAACGACAGCGGCGCGCCGGACTGGCACGTCAGCGACAAGGCGTATGCCGCGCTGCTCGACCTTTGCACCGACATTTGCCGCCGCAATGGCATCAAGGAGCTGACCTACACCGGCGACAAGAACGGCTCGCTCACGATGCACTGCTTCTACGCAGCTACCGCCTGTCCCGGGCCGTACCTGAAAAGCAGGTTCCCGGACATTGCGGCACAGGTCACAAAGCGCCTGAAGGGCGACGTGGCCGACGCTGCGCCCGCCAAGACGCAGGAGCAGACGTTCATTGACGTCATGGCCGAGAAGTGCCGGGAGCGCTGCCTGAGCGCCCATCTTCTGCCGTCGCTCTGCATTGCGCAGGCTTGCCTTGAAAGCGCCTACGGCACGAGCGAGCTTGCAGTACAGGCAAACAACCTGTTCGGCATCAAGGCCAGCAATTGGAGCGGCAGAGTGTACAACAAGGCCACGAAGGAGTGGGACGGCAGCAAGTACATCACCATCACGGCGGGCTTCCGCGCCTACGATACGATGGTCGCCTGCGTCGAGGACTACATCAAGAAGCTGACGACCATGCCGCGCTATTCCAATCTGGTCGGCTGTACAGACATCAACAAGGCGTGCGAGTACATCCGGGCCGATGGCTGGGCCACCAGCCCGACCTACACGTCGAGCTTGCTGGCGGTCGTGAAGCAGTTCAACCTTACGCGGTACGATGCCGCCATCAAAGAAGACAAGCCCGCCGCGCAGACGCATCAGGAGGTCTGGCTTGACCACGTTGTGCTGCCGAACGCTGCGGCGATGGAGTTTTATGCGGTTGCCAAAAAGTACGGGCTGGACAACGACAAGGCGTATCATGCAAAATACGTGGAGGTGTGATGCCGATGCAGCATGTATTTTCGTTTACACTTGCGGAAGCCTGGGCGTTTTTAATTTACGCGGCGGGTGCTGCTGCCGGGCTGTATGCCGGGGGCGTTGCCATCAGCAAAGTAATCACCGCAGTAAAAAAGCCGAAGACCGACCAGGACAAACGCATCACACAGCTTGAAACGCGGGTGAATGCCATGGAGGGATTCTTGAGAAACGACAAACAGCGGCTTGACCGCATGGACGAGGGGCAGCATGTGACCATGCAGGCGTTGCTGGCCCTGCTTGACCACAATCTGGATGGAAACAACATTGACCAGATGCAGAAAGCAAAGGAAGCCTTGCAGAAGCATCTGATCGGCTGAAAGAGGGTGCATATCTATGGGCGATTTTTTGAAAAATCTGGCAGCGCTTATCAAGGTAAAAACCATTGTGACGCTGGTTGTCGTTGCAGTGTTTGCGGCATTGGCGCTGCGGGAGAAATTACAGCCTGACACGGTCATGACCATTGTGACAATGGTCGTTGCCTTCTATTTTGGCACACAGACCGAAAGCAAGAACAAGAAGGATGAGTAATCATGCCAAAGTTTGATTTTGTCGGCGGTTTGCTGACCGATGAAGAAACGGATGTTTTGCAGCTTCGGCGGCGCGGCTGGCGCAATGCTGATATTGCGGCAGAACTGAATTGTAGCGAGCGCACGGTAAAACGGCGCGTACACAGCATCAAAAACAAAATAGGCTGATTTAAAGGGCGCGGCTGCTTTTGTGGCCGCGCCCTTTTTTATTTTGTCCCAAAGACGGCACAATGTTGGCACTTCTGTGGCCCACAGTGTGCCGCTTTTTTGTGTACAATTTAGATAAAAGGAGCGGTTCGGATGGCATACAAGCAAATCAACCTAAACCCGGAACAAAAGCGCGTCGGAGATTGTACCGTCAGAGCCATTGCATCCGCAACGCATCAATCGTGGGCGGCTGTATATGCGGCGCTGGTGCTGGCAGGGTTTGAACTGCATGATATGCCGTCTGCAAACTATGTTTGGGGCCACTATCTTCGGCGGTGCGGGTGGAACCGTTCGGCAATTCCGAACAGCTGCCCGGACTGTTACACAGTGGCGCAGTTTGCAAAAGACCACCCGGACGGCACGTATATTTTGGCAATGGCTACGCATGTTGTGTGCGTGCAAAATGGGGACTGGCTGGATACATGGGACAGCGGCGATGAAGTGCCGCTGTACTACTGGCAGAAAGGATGATTGACTATGGCGTTTGGCGTACCGTATCAGCCCGGCTATATGCCGAACTATTATCCAATGGGGCAGCAGATGCCGTCGGCCATGCCCGATCAACTCGCACAGCTCCGACAGGCGGCATATCCGCAGCAGCAACCGGCACAACAAAGCTCGCCTATTATCTGGGTGCAAGGTGAAGAAGGAGCCAAAGCGTATATGGTGGCGGCAGGGAACAGCGTACTGCTGATGGACAGCGAAAACAGTACATTTTACATTAAGGCCACCGATGCCAGCGGTATGCCGCAGCCATTGCGCGTTTTTGACTACTCGGAACGCACGGCAAGCCAGAAACAGCCCGTACAGACCTCGCAAAAACCGAAAGAGGAATATGTCACAAGGCAAGAGTTCAACGCGTTGACAGCCCGCTTTGACGCGCTGGCGGCAGATAAACCTTTAACGCGCAAGAAAAAGGAGGCAGACAATGAGCAACCCTCTGTTTAACGCTCTTGGCGGCGGCAAAATGCCGGGCGCAATGGGACAATTCCAGCAAATGATGCAGCAGTTTCAGCAGTTCCGCAATAACTTTCAGGGCGACCCCAAACAAGAGGTGGAAAAGCTGCTGCAATCCGGCAAGATGAGCCAGCAGCAGCTAAACCAGCTGCAAGCGATGGCGCAGCAGTTTCAGAGCTTTTTACAATAGGTTCAAACCGTGCGCACGGTGAACAATACATTCAACTTTTGAAAGGAGTTAAACATGAGTCTTTCTTCAGACGGCACTGTTATGACAATGCCTGTTCAGCCCGCGAATACGAGCAATAACAACGGCTGGGGCTTTGGCGGCGATGGTTTGCTGTATATTATTATTCTCTTCCTCTTCGTTTTCTGCGGCTGGGGCGGTAACTGGGGCAACAACGGATTTGGCAGCGGTAATGGTGCTGGCGCTGTCGATGGTTACATCCTCACCAGCGACTTTGCCAACATCGAACGCAAAATCGACGTCGTGAACAACGGCCTGTGTGACGGCTTCTATGCTCAGGCGCAGCTTGTCAACGGCGTGCAGAATGCTATGCAGCAGGGCTTTATGTCGGCTGAAATCAGCCGCGCAAACCAGCAGGCCGCATTTATGCAGCAGCTCTTTGCCATGCAGATGCAGCAGGCTAATTGTTGCTGCGAGACCCGCGAGGCCATCCAGGGCGTAAATTACAACATGGCAACGCAGGGGTGCGAGACCAGACAGGCAATCAGCACGGGTACCCGCGACATTATTGACAACCAAAACGCCAACGCGCGCGCAATCCTTGACGCTATGACTGCACAGCGCATCGAGGCCAAGGATGCCAAGATTGCCGAGCAGAACCAGCAGCTTTTTGCCGCACAGCTTGCCGCAAGTCAGGCTGCGCAGAATGAAACGCTGAAAGCCTATATGAGCGGACAGCTTGCTTACTACAACCCCCGCCCTGTTCCGGCTTTCCCCGTTCCTGCTCCGTATCAGTATGGAAACTGCGGCGCCTGCAACGGCTTCGGATGCTAAAAATGAATACGGCAACTTGTCGGAACATCTGACATGTTCGGCCCCGTGCCGATAGTGCAAAAAGTGGCGGGGCAATCGTCCCGCCACTATCTTTTTTTGAAAGGAATGATTTTATGGCTGAATTTACGAATTCCAGTATCGTGAACGTTGCCGCAGGGCAGAATGTGCCGCTTACCGAAACGGCAGTTTGCGGAAAAAGCTGCATTGTGCATCGTGATGGCGCTGGCATCGTTACACTGCGCGGCATCACGAACCAGTGCAAGGCGCGTTATAAGGTGAGTTTTGGCGCGAACATTGCGATTCCCACAGGCGGAACAGTCGGTGCAATTACTTCCGCGCTTACAATCAACGGAGAACCGCTTTCCAGCGCCACTGCAACGGTTACGCCTGCAGCAGTGGAGAATTACTTTAACGTGTTTGTGGCGGCGTTTGTGGACGTCCCGCGCGGTTGCTGCGTGACGGTTGCCGCAAAGAACACGAGTGCACAGGCGGTGCTTTTTGCAAACTCGAATCTCATTGCCGAGCGCGTCGGCTGAAAGGAGAATGAAAATGAGTATGAAAACCCTGTATGATCTGAAGGATATGCTGTGCGATGAGCTTGACGAAATCGGCAAAAAAGGCGAAATGTCTGCTGGTGACTTGGAAACTGTGCACAAGCTGACCGACACCATCAAGAACATCGACAAAATTACCATGCTGGAAGAAGGTGGCTACAGCCGCGATGAAGATTACAGCCGGGATGGTGATTGGAGCGCCAACATGCGCGGCAATTATGGACGCGGCAGCAGCTATGCGCGGCGCGGTTCCCATTATGTGCGTGGCCATTACAGCATGGACGATGGGCGCGATTCTCTGATTTCCCGCATGGAAGATATTATGCGCGGGGCTGACAGCAAAGACAGGGAAGTCATCCAGCGCTGCATTGACACGATGCGAAACGGTTAAAGTGAGGTGTAAGGGCTATGGTTGACGTGCGAGAGATTGACGGCGCTATAGCCGAAATCGAAAACAGCGAACTCACCATGACCAGAGTTAAAAATTTGGCAGCGCTGTATGTTGTGAAAAATCAGCGTCTTGCAGATGCGTCCCATTCTCCGCAGAAAGCAGAACTGCAAGAGCCTGTGCACTACTACGAAGCGGCAGAGCCGCCTACAAGGTCTGCTATTGGCAGCAGTGACTTTTTACGGGCTGTGTCAAATGTAAACCTTACGGATGCGATGAGCGTGCTGGATGAGCTTATGTCGGCTTTATATGTGGCGAACCCTAAAGTTTATAATGGCGTAATGCGGAAATTGGAGCGTTTACAGGATGAGTGAATTTTTGGAGATTGTAAAAAAGGCCGATACCGGGCGAGTGTGGCGTGTGCTGGATGAGTTTATGGATGCGCTGAAAGAAGCACGTCCGGATGTGTATAATGATTTGGTACACAGTTTGCAGAGAAAATAGGTAAGTGTGTACTAAAACGTGTACTTGAAAAAGAAAATGCCGTAGATTTAAACGAATCTACGGCATTTGTTGTGGTCGAGGTGACAGGACTCGAACCTGCGGCCTCGTGGTCCCAAACCACGCGCGCTACCAACTGCGCAACACCTCGTTCTTATAACTTATCCATTATAA